CTTGGCCAACTAACTCAGGGAAGGTGTAAACCTCAGATGGCTGGAGCGTCTTAGTCTTGGTGATCAAGTTGGAATTGCCTGCTGACCCAGCCGCCGTCACCAAGTTGACGCTGATGGTTGCTGCACTGGCGCTGAAGTTAGTCGCTGTGAACTTGTCAATAATGGTTGTGACACCTGTAGCAGTGTACTGGGTGGTTTGGGTATTCTCAACCGTTTTGGCTGGAACTAGGACGCGAACGGTAACGGTCATTGGAAACCTCCGATATTGTTGTTAACTGTCAGGATTATGGACGGGATGGCTGGAACTGGAGCAACAGCGGCGACTGATAAAAGTTCAACACTAAGGTCGCTCACCGAGAACATCATTTCAATGTAATCATTGGCCTTTAAGTCAAAAAAGTAATTCAACGATGAAAATGTCTCAGCATCATTACCTTGAATCCTGATCTGACTGGCGCTGTCCGGCACGTCTGTACCATTGAGCCTAAACCAAAAATAAAACTCTGCCGTGCCTCCCGACGTTTTGTCAAGTTGGAACGATGTGTCAAAGTTGTAGATGCCTTCGCTGTCAACCACAATCCTTGATGTTGGACTGCCAATAAACACCCCATTGCTTAAGTCTGTCGTGTTGAATGTGATGGCTGTGGCTGTGTTGATAACTGCCGCTGTTTGGGTGGTGGTGTCGTAAAAAGATCCGTACCTTGCCAGTTTGAACTCCCTTGGCGGAGGGGTAAGTTGCAACGCTTGAATCTGTTTTTGCATTTCTGCAAAGTCATTGGTTTGGTAATTGGTTTGAAGTTGCAACGCTTGAATCTGCTTTTGCATCTCAGCTATTTGGTCAAGCGCGTAGTTTTGCGTTTGAACGTCTACGTCAATGTTGGCCAAGTCTTCTTGCGTCAGCGGTGGTGGGCCTAACTGCAAGTCGGTCAAAGATGAAGTGTTTTTACCGCCGCCAGTTAGCTCAAACAAATTTAGAAAAAAGCGATACCACTCACGCGAGATTAGGCCGGTGCGCTGATCAGTCAGCGGCACTCGCGGTGGTGTGATATTGGTAAGGTCTACGTTTGCCATAGTTAGGCGTTGGTTGGGCTTATGATCAATTCAGCCCCCATGATGGCTATTTTATTGGGGTCAGTGCCTGAAAGCTCATATACACGGTCGCGCAGCTTGAGCGTCATGCCCAACCGACGCCAAAAGGTTCGCTGGCCATACGCGCCGATCTTGCCAAGCGGTGACCAATGCTCATTTGACCAAGTGTGACCACCGTCATCCGACCAGCGCAACATGACTTGGGGGTCAGAGCCTTGGCCAAGATTTAAGCCAACGCCTGCTTCGCAATCCAATTGCAGGCTATGGTGCGCCGTACGTTTGAGATTGTTTTGGCCGGTTGGCAGCGCTCGCCAGCTCCGCAACCATTTTTGAATCTGGCTGTTGTCAGCGTAGACTTCCATGTCAAAAGAATAGATATTGCCATTCTCAAAGTCGCCGACAATGATTTCGTTGTTAAACACCATCTGACAGTTACTGCGATGGCGTGTGAACTCGCCGTTGTTCCAGCCAGCTCGTTCATGCCACGCTTGAGTGGCTACGTCGTACACCCAAGTAGTGTTGGCGTTTGGAAATATCAGCACATAAAACGCATGGCCATCTTGTTGGTATGTGTAGGCTAGGGCGTCCGACAAGCTACCGTACTGTTGGATATGCCACTCAACTGCGTGGGTGCTGATGCGTTGGCCGGTGTAGCCGTTGGCTCGGTAAACGATACCTCGCCCACGGGCGTCAGAACCAAGCCAAAAAACGCCGTTGTCCATCTTAGCTATCGTGTAAGCGGAAGCGCAACCAATTTCGTTAAACGCGCCTTGGATGCGTTGCAAAGGAAAGTCTTGGGTGCCTGCGTCGTACCAGACCTCAACCGAATTTGTGCCAAAAATCCAAACCTCACGGTGGTCAACAATCAAACCAACCACACCGTCTGGTGAACCTTCAGCACTGGCAAAATCTAATGGGTCAACGGATAAGCCATCAAGCAAACTGGTAATCCAAATTTTTTGGCTGTTTGGCTCGTTAAAAACAAAATAGCCGTCCAAAAAACCTACAGACACTGCACCTGGAAAATCAGGGTCAGTGATCTGGGCAAAAACATTGGTGGTGTTGTTGTAAATATAGCTTGGCCCATTGGCCGCGATAAACACTTGGGTGCCGTTGTCGGCAATGCTAACCGGCCCTGTGCCTGCTATGGTGCCAAGCAACGTGGCGGTGTAGTTGGTGTTGATCTTATACAAGCCGGTGCCTGAAACAACAAACGCAACAGTAGATATGGATGAAAACGACCACACGCCTCGAATAGGCCCCGTGCCAACTGTGGCCAACAAGTTTAATCCTGGGCAACGCTGTAGGTACGCAGGTTCTTTGCCGCCTTCAGGAATAATTTCGGGAAACAGATTGACCATGCGAGCATCCGCAGCGTTGATACTGCGAGCAACGTAGGCCGACCCAAGAATCGGCGTCTTCATCAGTAATTACCCGCGTAGATGTTGAACCGCTGGCGTGTGGCCACGATGGCGTAGGGCATCGACATCACGTCGTCAGGGTTGTTGATGCGCTTCAGGTTGCGCTTGCTGGTCATGGCGATGCGCTGCACTTGGGGGCTTGGCTCCACGCCAAACTCAGGGGCATATTCCATCGCCAAGTTGTAGACAAATGCTCGCAAATAGCCTGGTGGAAACAGAATGTTGGTTGCCAAGTTAGCAGGCTGGGTCAGCTCTTGAACTGATACAAAGTGCCATTCCAAGTCCCGTGTGGGCCGTGGATAGATATACATTTCAACATCAGGGTAGGTCATGTTGACAAAAATGACCTGTGGATAAGTAGACGTCACGGTTTTAACCGCGATGCCGTTGTATTGTTGTTGATTGATGAACTTGATACCGAAAGACACGTTGGTGCCTGGGTCACGGTAGTAGGTGGCGTCGTCCAGCAAAACTGGGCGCAGCCCTGCAAAGTTACCCGATGGGCCTAGTGTGCGTTTAATTTCGCCAGCAGGCCAAGTAAAAATTTGGTCTTGGGTACAAAATACAGACAGGCGCTCGGTGTTCCAAGAGTCGATCATCTGGTTCAACGCCATCAGGGCGTCTTGAGACACAGATGCGGAAGGTGTCTCACCTTCAGCCAATACGCCGAGCAATCTCAATGCTCTATTGATCTGATCGCCAGCGGTGTAAATGGCCATGTTACGCTCCTTGTTCTGCCGCCTCTAAACTGGGTCGGCCACGACGACGTTTAACTTCCAGTTCGTTTGCGACAGGAGCCGCCTCTTGGTCAACAGGCGTGTCCAAAGTATACCTTGTCCAGCCATTTCTTTCATCAAATTCAGCCTCTAGCTCCATGTAAGCTATTTTGCGGCCATGAACGGGGTGAGACATGTAAATAATAGACATTATTCTTCCGAGGGTGTTGGTTCTGGCTCATCCAATCTACGAGCAAGCATTTGATAAGCGTTCAAAACCGCTTGAGCTTGAGTTAGAAAAGTTTGCGCCTTTCCAATCTCTTGCTCAAGCGATTGAATTTCATCAATGAGAAATTCTTTGGTGATTACCATTAGGCAATTGTGCTAGCCATGATGTAGTAGGTCGTGCCGCCGCTGGATACTGGAATGCAATGGCTGACTACGGGCGAACCCACCTTAGCGCGGAATACACCTGTTGCGCTGACAGCAGGCATTTCAGCAAAGTTGCCGACTTCGCCAGTGCCAGAATTGGTCACGCGCAAAAAGGATGCGTTAGTCCAAGTGCCGCCCGATGCAAAATCAGAGTCCAGTTGCAAAGCCGCCAAGGTGCCGCCTGGGTTGGTAGACGTGCCGCCAATAGTTGCCCGCAAAGCGTTGGCCGCGCCGCTGATCGTTCCAGAACCGTTGATCGACGTGCTGATGTGCGCGCCGTTAATGGTGCCGCCTGTAGCGCCGTTAGCGCCAGTTACGCGGGTCAAGAAACGAGCAGTTTCACCAGAGCCGGTTGAAGTAAAGGTCAGCCGGTTAAAGTTAAGACGAGTATCGCCCGACGTTGCTGAAGTAACTGCATACGCGCCGTTGAGGACACCAGCAGAAGTGATCGCAATTGGATCGTTAGATGAGCCAACTTGGAACGAATCCAGTTGGGGATCGGCGTATGCAACGCCAATAGGTTTGTTATTTGCCATGATTAAATTCCTTTATCAGTTCCAAAAGGGAAAAATGGGGGTTGTTTAGACCCCCATTCAGTTTACGCAATGCGGTACACAGACCAAGCGCCTTCAGCACTCTTGCGAGCACGGAAAATAGCGCCGACGCCGGATGCAGGAGTTGCGCCAGAGCCAACCAAAGTCCAGCCAGTGTTGACAGTTACAGTGCCCACACCAGTGCTGGTGGACATGACAACAAAGTCAAAAGTGCTGCCAATTTTGGCGCTGCTGATGCGATCATCTACACCACCCACGCCAGCCACCAGCGGAAGCTGAAGGTTGTTGGCATTGGTTTGCGTGTACAGAATGATGCCACCTTCCAGATCAGCAACTGTCAAAGCGGCAGTTGCGTTAGCTGTATAGGTTGCGGGAGTTGGGCCGTAGCCCAGCGTAACTTCGTTCAGATTGCCGTCACCAAGTTGGTAACCGCCTGCGCCGTTAGGTAATGCCATGATAATTTTCCTTCAAAAAAGTTTTTGATCAACCCCAGATGCGGCAGGCCATCTGTGGACGAATGGTGCTGAAGCCATACAAAACGTCAATACGGCAAGGCATACGGTCGTTGTTGATGTCGTACTGACGAACAACGCGCAAGCTGATACCGTTATGAACTGCGCGAGCAGCCATATCGACGCCTTGGGGCAACAACAAGTCGGCGGTCGCAAAAGTGATCGCGTCTTTGTGGTAGACCAAGTTTTGTGCGTAAGCAGTAGAAGCAGCGCCCACAAAGGTCACGGCCTTGCTGTTTTGTGGCAGCACGTTCATGGTAGCCAGTGCGTGGTTGGCCGAGTACATAGGCGCAACAGTCACAGTCCAAGTGCCAGCCACAGCAGTGGCGTTGGCCAAAGCTACGAATTGGAACAAAGAACCAGTGGTTTCACGGGTTTGTGGGTTGACGGCAAAGCAGTCAGCAATAGTGAACACGTCGCCAGCGGCGATGGTAGTGGTCACAGAGCCTTGGGCCAGAGTCAAAGTGGAAGAGCCTTCAGAAGTCACAGCGGCGCTGGTGCTGGTAGATGCAGAAGCATCACGTGAGCCAGTGGTGTGCTGTTTGATGGACTGAGACATGTTCACTTCGTCGAAGCCCAACACGCCAGTGCCCATCATGCCGTTCTTGAACTGCTTGCTGATGGTGTCGGTGGGGTTGAACAAACCTTTCATGCCTTCGACCAAGCCAGCGTTAGCGGCAGGGTTGACGGTGGCGTAACGTGGTGACATCACGGCAGCGTTTTCGTTCAGCTTCTGCTGGGCTTGCAACAAGACCAAAGAAGTAGAAGGAGTGGTGCCAGGGGTGCCAACGGTGTTACCGATGGTTTTGTACGCATTGGCGACGTCAGCATCAATGCTGGAGGCCAATTGGCTAATACGAGGCTTCAACACACGCTCTGCGAAGTCATCCAATTGCATGGTCAATTCAGCAGATGTGAAGTTGACACCAATGTGCTTTTGGCTGGCCACAGACAAAGTGGTGAACTGTTCGTTGTCGTCCTGAACTTGCAGGGCGGCACCGTCGGTCACCAAAGCGCGGTCGGGCAGGCGGATACGCAGGGTAGAACCAATCTTGGCACCTTCAACAGCGAAGCTGTCGTCGTACTGACGGTTCACGTTACGGGTGAGCACCAGGTTGTTCTCGAGGATCTCGAGAGCTTTGCGGGTGATCATGTCGATCGTTAAGATACTATTAGACATGGAGAAAATCCTTCAGAAATTGTTTAGCGGTTGGCTTGCGCTTGCCACTTTTTCATCTGCCGTGCTCTTTCAGCTTCAATCCACTGCGAATCGGTCATGGTCTTGGTAGACCGTGGATCCGTAGTGTCATAGGCCGGTGATCCAGTGGATCGAGCGGTGACGGGCGAAATCGGTGCTGGCGCAGACGTGGTTCTTTTTACGGGAGGATCATTGGCCATTTTGGCCTCAATCTTCCCAATTTCTTTGGCCTGCATGATAGGCGCAAGACGAGAGATTCGATCTGCTTCCTTGGGGTTGGCACCGAGGTAGTAAGCTACTTCAGGGCCTATGTCCGAGGCACGGATCGACTCAGCCATCACGTCTGTGATTGGAAGTTTGGGGTTGTAGGCGACTTGTTCAAAGTCATCGTACTTACTCCGAGCTTCTTCTTCCTTTTCGTGATAGGACTCAAGAATTGCAGATTGCTGCCGTGCTTGTTCTCGTTGGGCAAGCAGTTGTTCGGCTTTCTGGTAGGCCAATGCGTCTGCATAGGCTTCAGGGCTTTCAAACTGATCGACTGACGAAATTTCTGCTGGCGCTCTCAGCGTTTGGGCTTCCGCCTGACGTTGAACCTGCTCTCTTTCCCACTTACGTTGCTCTCTTGCAAGTCGTTTGCCGATTGCTGCATCAAGCTCTTCTTGAGTAAAAACTCTCGATGGCTCTTTTGCTTCTTCAGCGACTTCCGGCGTTTGATTTGCTTCAGGAGTGGCCGTCACTTCAGGAGCTGGCGCGGAGTCTACTTCCGCTAAGGGTTGTTGGACTTCTTCAGTCATTTTTGAATCTCAATGATTCCCTGGTGAACCGCACCAGTACGGGTTTGGATCATTCGAAAATGATTGTTGCTGACACTGTACCCGAAATTACCACATAAATGCCACTGTTGACGTAAATACCGTCAAGAGGGAACACATACGAGGTCGCGGCGGCTGGCGTGAACACGCTCAGGACAGGCCGAGTGGTGGTCGCAGCAGAAGAGTCATAAACCGTGATGGTCGGCGTGGATGAGGCCGCGCTGACGAAAATACCTTTGAGCTTGCCCGCCATAGGCTTGATGTTGGCGGTTGCTGTGATTTGTGCGAAATTTGCCATGGTGTGTCCTTATGCCAAGAAGCGAAGTTTGTACAGAGTGGTGAGGTACAGCTCAATGATATTGTCAATGAGTTGTTGGAGCGATGAATCAGACTTGTCCACCACTTCGTAGCGGCATTCTTCAATTTCTTTGAGCTGGTCTTGCAAGAATTCGATGATGTTGGACGTCTTTTTGGCGCTCATCAAGCTGATTGGCCCCATCAGGCCATGACGGCCTTGGTAGGCTTCAGCAAACGCGTCAGCGTGGTCAATGATGCTGTCATAGAACGTGTTGAGCGCCACA